CGATGCGATGCCCAACAGATCGAAGCTGTAATCCAGCGTCACCAGTTGGTTATCGGTGCCCACGTCACCCAGGATGGTCACGGCTCCGGTGCTGCTGACCGTGACGAGCTTGCTGCCCATCACGCGGTAGACGATGCCATTCCACTCGATGCCGCCACGGTCGATTCCCGGCCCGGTGCCGTTGGCCACGATGCCATCACCAGGCCGCAGGAAGGAGTCGCTGATGCCAGACGGCACGGGCGTCGGCACCATGTTCACCGGGTACGAGGTCCGAATGTCCGGCCCGTTGTCGGTGTAGATGCCTGAGAGGATGGGGATTTGCATGTCAGCAGTTCCAGGCCTTCAGCGCCAGCGCCTTGCGGGTAGGCTTGCCCTTCTCGTCCTTCATCGGCCCAGGCATGCCACCCATGCGAGCGCAGAACGACTTGCGCCGCGCCGCGTCTTTCTCGTTCTTGGGGTTGGGTGCCGGCGGCTTCAGATTCATGCCCTGCGCCTTCGCAGACGCCCGCCCCTTGGCGTTCAAGCCACCCTTGGGGTTCTGGCCCTCCTTGCGGGTCCAGGCGGGCGACTTGGCCATATCAACGCAGGCCCCGGCCAGAGATGATGTGGATAGACCCGCCACCAGCCGGCGCGATGTACGCCACCGTGCGCTCGGTCTTGCCCTTGCTGAGGCTGACCTGCGCGCTAGGCGGCAGCGGGAAATCGGCCGTGGTGGCCGTCTGCGTGCCCTCGCCCACGCGCACGTAGGTCAGCACGGTGGTGCTCAGGTTCGTGATGACCACGCCCTCGTCGGCCGTCGTAAGTGTGCTGGATGCAGAGGCCACGCCAGGCGAGACGACAAGGCCCGTGCCGTAGGCTGGGCAGAAACTTTCAATGGTGGACGACATGATGATCCTCAGTAGGTCAGGCGATGCGATACCAGGAGTTCGTGGCCTGGTAGAACCTCATGCGGAAGAAATCCTCTGCCGCCAGCGTGGTGGGGTCACCGAACCCAGCCGCCGCGCCGTTGAGCGCCAGCGTGAACGCTGTGATTTGCTGCGTGGTGGTGATGAGAACCTCGGTGCCATCGGGCGTCAGGGTGTTCAGCGGCAGGGTCACGGTGCCGGTGGCCAGCGTGCCAGCAGGCTGGATGACGGCCCACTGCGCCTGCGCTACAGGCGTGGGCAGCGCGATGTTGAACCCGGTGCCCGGCGTGTAGAGGTTGGTTGCCACCGTGGGCGCGGCGAACTGCTGCTGGAAGTAGGCCAGCAGCGCCGACATCGGCAAGCGGCGAGCGTCGCCCGTGTTCGGTGCGTAGACCGCCAACTGGTCACCGGGTGATGCCTGCGACAGCAGCGGCAGTTGATAGATGAGTGCCATGTGTGCCTCGTTGCGCGATGCGCGTCAGTTGAGTTCGAGCGGGCCGTCAGGGCCGACTTGCACCGGATTGACGGGCGGCCGTAGGAACGGATTGTCGTACACGCGCCAGGGCTTGTTGCCAGCACCCGACGGCATCGTGCTGGGCATCTGCTGCTCCAGCGGGAACGTGGCGCGCTGCAGCAGCGTGTCATAGCCCTGCTTGGCGGTGGCCATCGTCATGGGCATGACCTGCTTGCCGTAGCTCGGCGCTAGGCGGATGCCCAGGCTGCAGATAATGGCCTCGTAGGCCGAGTCTGGCACGTTTGTCTCTTCGTCGATGCTGCCGTCCTGCGGGCTCGACGGGATCGGGTAGCCGAGGCGGATGCCCTTGCCGTTCCAGTCGGCAATCATGGCGTCTAGGCGGCGCCGGGCAGACTCCAGTTGATCGGGCTGCAGGTCGAAGGTGTACGCGGCCAGGCCGATCTCCTCGAACGCCGCGAGGATGAATTGCCGCTTGGTGTAGCCCATCTGTTGCTCCGTCAGATCGGGTTCATGGCCGCGCTGATCTTGGCCATCAGCGTGGCATCAGACCAGCGCTTGTCGGGCTTGATGCCCAGGATCTCGGCCTGCTGCAGCATCTCGGCGCGGGTTGCCGGTGCGTCATCGGCAGGCGGTGCCGCGGGCTCCTCGACCTCCACCGCAGTTGCCGGGATGGCGTCTTCTGCCAGTCTGGCTTTCAGCCGCGCCAGCAGCTTCGAGACAGGCACCTTGCGCATCTGCATGCTGGTCAGGCCGTGCTTGAACGCACGCTCGCCGCACGCCACGATAGCGGCACGGACGTTGGCGTGGTAGCCCTGCGCCAGCATCTCGGCCAGCTCGGCGGCATCGTTCACCTGGGCGAAGCGATACGCACCGCCAGACGAGTGCCGATGCGGGCCTGGGCTGCGGAAGACAAGCGCGGGGAACTGCTGCGTGGTCATTTCTTCTTGGCCGTCTTGGCTGATTCGCGGAAGGCCTCTGCTGTCGGCGCGCCCTTCGCGCCAGGCTTGCGCATGCGCTCAGGCGTCTTGCCCGCTGCCTTCTGGCGCTCGATGCGCTCGCGTTTAGCGGCGATGTTGGCGTACAGCCCAGCAGGCATCTTCATTTCATGCCCCGCTTCGGCGCTGGGCCAGGGCCCTTGCTCGGCTTGCCAGCCTTCTTGGCAGCGGTGCGTGCGGTGTTCAATGCCACGGCCACGGCCTGCTTTTGCGGCATGCCGGCCTTCATCTCCTTGGAGATGTTCTTCGACACGCTGGCTTTCGAGTAACCCTTGGTCAGTGGCATGATGTGCTCCAGATGTGAAAACGCGGGCGGCGGCCGGGAACTCCCAACCCTTACCGCCCGCGATGCACTTGATCGCCTTCAGTATCAGATGCGATAGGTGGCGAAGGTGTTGGCCGCCGTCTTGTAGGTGCGGAACTGAGCGCTGGTGCTCACGGCAACGATGGCGGCGCCGTTGATGTTGTTGCCAGACGCAGCGTTGGTGATCGTCACGGTGTTGGCGCCAGTCGAAAGGTTGACAAGAACCCAGTCGAAGAAATCACCCACATCGAACTGGGCAGCCAGTTCCATGTCAGCACCGTTCGGCAGCAGCACGGCGATGGTCGCGCCGGTTGCCTGAGTGGTGGTGATGATGCCAGACATCACCTTTGCAGTCGTCAGCGTTGCGGCCGAGTTCTGCGTGGTGGGAGTGCCTTGGTAGTTCGAACCGAACACCACCGGAGCGACGCCGATCTGATACTCCACCGAAGCCGCGCCAGCATTGATGATGAGCGTGGTTTCTGCGGTGTACGGACCGAGCAGCTTGTAGCCGGTGAACGTGCTTTCCAGATCGTTCTGCTCCGGGTAGTTCGGGAAGCCGACAACCTTGAAGACCTGGGTCTGGGTGATGCTCTGAAGAGCGATGCTTTCGTTCGCGGGAACGATGACTTCTGCGGTTCCCTGCAACGCGATGACTGAATTGGACATGATGGAAAACTCCTTGTATTGCTGTTGCGAATCGGGCCGGTATTACCCGGCCCGGTGCGTCATCAGGGGGTCTGCCCGAAGAGCAGGATGCCGCTCATCTCGGGCTGCTTGTTCACCACGCCGAACAGGCAGTCGAGGCGGTACTTGGTCTTCATGGTGTTGACGTCGTACTGCTTCTGCATTACCAGCTCAATGCCCTGGTCGGTGGAGGCACGCATGACTGCGGCACCAGCGTCAGCAGGCACTGCGTAGCGTCCCGGCAGGAGTTCCAGCGCGTCCTTCTGCCAGAAGCAGTTGATCGGAGCGGCATCCACGTTCAGACGGTCCACCGTGGCGGCGGCGCTGGGCGTGACGATGACGTTCTGGTACTGCAGTTCTGCGTCCGTGCCACCCTGAGCCGAGATGATCGGCGGGGTGATGACGCAGGTGGTGCCGGTCAGAACCTGAACCACGCGGAAGGTCTTGAGTTCGCCAGTGGACTGCTTGGTGATGTGATGCACAGCCACCACGCCGTCGATGGTGATCGCGTCGCCGGCCAACAGGTTGGCAGTCGAGTTCACCGTCACGGTCTGGAAGCGGTTGTCCACGTTGGCGGACTCGCCGGTAGCGGCCACGCTGGTGGCCACCGGCACCCAGTAGTTGCCGGCTGCGGCCTGGGTGTCGATCGTGGGATCGGCGCCAGTGGCTCCACGGATGCGGTTGGCGTAGTCAAACTTGTACGTCTGGAAACCAGCCACAGTGCCGACGAAGCCGCGACGATATGCCTCGTCGCTGATCTGGTTGCCGAACGAGCGCGTCGCCACGGCCAGATTGCCGGCCATGCCGTTGTAGTCGCGGCTCGACAGCGCCAGGTAGCGGTCGAACATCTGCACGCCCTGCTCGTTCATGATCGTGTCGCACGCAGCCACGTCATCGTAGCTGCCGGCCGAGGCCGTGGTGCGGACCACCAGCGAACCCAGGTTCGCGGCGACGTTCATGACGGCGAGGTTGACGTCAGAGGCCAGCTTCTGCTTGGCGGCGTCGCCGAGGCGGCCTTCCTGCAGAGCGTCGCGCAGCTCAAGCGCGTCCATAATCCAAGGCACCGACTTCTGGAAGCCGAGCGTGGAAGGAACGGACAACTGCGTGAACTCGGTGAAGTTCAGCGTCTGATCCATGCCGTTGTAGGACTGCGCGATGTAGGGCTGCGGGCGCCAGATCACGTTGTTGGTGCGCTCCATCATCGTGCCGTCGGTGCGGTACACGGAGACGTTGCGAGACAGCACAAGCGCGTCGTTGAAGCCTTCGAGGATGTCCTCGAACGCTACGCGCTCTTCCTTGGAAAAACTGTTGGCCATTTGTGGCTCCTCAAAATGGATGAGTGACTTGGTACGGCTTGCGCCGCGCTTTGCTACTCACCCATTCAGAGCCGGGCGGCCGCTCGTGTCTTGTGCGCTGCCCGTGAGGTGGGCGAGACCAGATGGGCCGAATGTACCACGAACACCCGGCCCGGTGTCAATCAGCGGCGCGCAGACTGCTTTTCTCGCTGTTGGCGGCGATAGGCGATGACCTTCGTCATGTCGCCCGTGCGCTCGGCGTCAACGCGCAGGCGCTCCAGCACGCTGTCGGTGGTGCCGGAGATTGGCGCGTTGCCGGCGGGCGCGGAACGCTCGGGAGGCGGGGGCTTGCGGGTAGAGGTGACTTTCAACTGAGACTCCAGTTTTGCAACGGCGAATGCGAACTTCACCGGGTCAGTGATGGCGGCCAGTTCCTTGGCCTTCTTGGGGTTCTTGCCCAGCGCGTAGACCACCAGCGCCGGGTTCTCCGCGCCCTGCAGCACCACGCCCTGCTGCACCACGTTCAGCGTCTCCTGCACCGTGGACTCAGCGTCATCGTAGTCACGAACCTTGAGTTCGGTCTTGGCCTTGGCGTAGCCGTCGAGTTTGGCCTGCCAGGTGCGCTGCTGCTCCTCGACCTGCTGCTGCTGCTGGCGCTTGGCGACCTCCACGGCGTCCTTCTGCTTGTACCAGGACTCAAGCGCCGCCTCGTAGCGGTCGGT